CGGTTCAAACTTTGTTCCTACCCATGCCCATTCAGACGAGTGTATTTTACGAATCTTCATTTCATTTATATTTAAGTTTGAACCGTTGACTGCTTTTACAGCATGCTCATACCATTCAGGTAAATCACCGCGTGTTACCCAAAGTATTTCACCACCTAAATTCTTAATTGCTTTGATTTCGTTAGGAAAACGTACATCACTAATAACAATATTATCTTTGCTTTGACGTAATTTGTTTTCAATACTAGCAATCCATATATCATCATGAAAAGTTTTACGACATACTTCAGTACCCCAATATTGTAATACCCAACGAGGAGTAAGTGTAGGCATATCTAATCTTTCAGCCCACCATTTATCTACCTGCTCACGCCATTCTCGAGACTCTTTTGTTCTTCCTTCAAGCATGATTCTATCCCAGCCAAATACTGCTGCTACTGAATCTTTTAGTGAATCTGCGAAACTTTCTCTACGGTACTCATGGAAATTAACCAGATAGTCTGCTACTGTATCTTTACCACAACCGATAAACCCGCAAACGCCTATAATCATATAACTCTCTCCTTTAAAGTTATATTATAGCATCTATTGCGTGTATGTCAAGTGTTTAATAAAAAGGTTTTGGTTGTCCTGGCTTACCTGTGTTAAGTTTTCTTGCCAAAACACTTGCTGTGTTAATTGATTTACTTCTCTTCTGTCTACGTGCTTGTGTTGGTGAAGTTCTAGCACGAGTAGTTTTCATTTTTTGTGCTCTAGCAACATTGTACTGTTGTACACATTTAGAAGGATGACTAACTTGTCTGCCTTTTCTTGGACCTACTGAGCATCTAAAACGCAGTTTAGTTTTGCCGCCTTTAGCAGTAGGAGCAGCTCTACCCCACACCATTTTAGCAACCTCATTAAAGATTTCCTGATGCTCTTCTTCTGTTACTAATTCGTGTATTTTCATTAACCTATAATCCAACTGTAGCCGTGTCCGCCTGCAACTTGTGTTCCAAGTTCCATGGTCAGTCTTTCAATATCATTAAAGCCTTCTGCTTTAATACTTGCACCGTTAAGTGCTGTACCACCTTGTGGACCTGCAATACTTGCAAATTTTTCTCTTGCTTGTCCTACTATTACTTTACAGTTTGCAAGAGTATAATCTTTAACCCATTGTCCTGAATAAACATCTTCGAGTATTACATGATCAGGCTTATCATTGTATGCCCATAATAAAACTTCTTCAGTTCCTCTTGGACGTTGCATAATAATTAGTTTTTTGCTCTGTGGATTCCAAGTAAAGTTGATAAATGATCCAAACATTTTTCCAACTAGTTCTTGATATTGAGCAAATAATTCGTATGTTGCTAGTCCGCCCATATTGGTTGAACTTAACAAATATGTATTTGTGTATGCTAAGTTGAACGGTTCAAATACTGTACCACCTGTTCCACTACCTGTACGTGATCCTACACTTCTACGATAAATTTGCCTAACTTGTTGTATTTCTTTAGGCAATATATATTCGTTTTGATTCTCTTCTAAACTTAAAGTTATGTAACTTTCTTCCACAGAATTATCGCTACGCTGTCTAAAAACGCCTAGTGATCTCTGTAATGCTGTTTCATAATGGCCAGGATCAAGCTCGACATCAATCATACCATCGCCTAGCATTAGTCTTACATAATCAAATACTTCTTGTTTTGCTTTATCTATTTGGCTCATGTAAGTATTTATGCCTTGTGACGGATTAGGTAAATACATATACTATGCCAAGACTGAGTTTATACCGTCCCGAGAAGGGAAACGATTACAAGTTTATTGATAAAACTGCCTGGGAAATGTTTCAGGTAGGTGGTACCGATGTGCTTATGCACAAGTATTTAGGTACCGAAGCATCAAGCAAAGAAGCAACTCCAAGCGAGCCTAAATACGATACTCTAAGTCCTACTAATATACAGGATATGCTATTCCTTGAAAATAGAGATAGAAAATATGATTCTGATGTTTTTGTTATGCGTGGAGTATACAATGTACAAGACATTGATTTTAATCTAAGCCAATTTGGTTTGTTCTTACAGAACGATACGGTTTTTATTACATTCCATATTTCAGATACTGTTGAGAAACTTGGTAGAAAAATTATTCCTGGTGATGTAATAGAATTACCTCACTTAAAAGATGAGTATGCTCTTAATGATTTAAATTATGCACTGAAAAGATTTTATGTTGTAGAAGATGTAAACAGAGCGGCAGAAGGATTTTCTGTAACATGGTATCCTCATTTATACAGAGCAAAGTGTAAACCACTAGTAGACTCACAAGAGTTCAAAGGTATACTGGATCAAATTGCAGATTCAGAAAACTTCAAAGGAACCTGGAATCCAGATTCAACATATTATCCTGGAGATACAGTAACAGCACCTAATGGTCAACAGTATACAGTAACACAAGAAGTTACAGGTACTGCTCCACCTGATACAACATATTATAAACTTGCAGATACACTCAAAGATATTATGTCTACGTATGAGAAAGAAATGCAAATTACCAAGGCTGTTGAAGATCAGGCAAATGCAGATACTCCGCAAAGCGGTTATGACACTACAAAATTATACACACTACAGCAAGACGAAACTGGTAAAACAGAACTTGTTACTGCTGATGGTACAATAGATGATGCAGACATTGATACTGTAACTGCTGATACTGTATTCCAATCAGCAGAAGCAAACGGATACAAAGGTTACTTAATAGGAGATGGTATTCCACCTAACGGAGCACCATTTACTCAAGGTATTGCATTTCCGATGGGACCTGCAGAAGGACAATTCCATCTTAGAACGGATTATAAACCAACCAGACTGTTTAGATTTGCTAAAGGTAGATGGAGCAAAGTTGAGGATGATGTGAGAACAAATATTACAAACTTAGGACCAAGTGATACAGCAGCAGGTAAAGATTTTGCTGGTGACGAAAAACGAGAAACACAAAAAACTTCATTTATTAATAATACAAACCAACAAGTTATTGATGGTCAAACAGTAAAAGAAAGACAAAGTCTTTCTAAAGCACTAAAACCAAAGGCGGATGAATAATGCGTATAGATGAAATATTAGGGTTTGCATCAAAAACTCCAAAGAGAACTACAATTAAGAAAAAAGTACGCAGAGATGATGACGAGCCTCTTGCAATTAAGTTACAGCAACGAAGAGCTGCTGCTGCAAAAGGTGATAAAAATGCATACACACATAATTTTAAGAAGGCAAGTAACTAATGGATTTTTTCTACGACGGACAGATTAGAAGATATGTAACACAGTTTATGCGTATCTTTATCGGCTTTAAATATGAAGCAGGTAACGGCGATCAGCAATCTGTTCCTGTAATGTACGGCGATTTGACACGCCAGGTAGCAAACATTATTAGAGAAAACTCTGAAAACAAATTGCCAACAGTACCTAGAATGGCAGCATATATTACTGGAATGGACATTGATACAAGTAGATTAACTGATCCTACATTTGTAAGTAAAGTAAACATACGTGAAAGAAACTATAATGTAGACGAATCAGGAAATAGAGAATATACAGGCGCTCCAGGAAAGAATGTAACCGTAGAAAGATTGATGCCAACACCATATATGATGACATGTAAACTAGATATATGGACAAGTAATACAGATCAAAAATTACAATTGCTAGAACAAATAATGGTCTTGTTTAATCCTGCATTTGAAATACAAACTAACGACAACTACATTGACTGGACTAGTTTAAGTGTAGTAAGAATGACTGGAATGAATTTTAGTTCTAGAAGTATACCTGCTGGAACTGAGTCAGAAATTGACATTTGCTCAATAGATTTTGAAATACCAATGTATGTTTCTCCTCCTGCCAAAGTAAAAAAACTAGGTGTTGTAAGAAGCATAATAGCAAACATATTTACAGAAGAAGGTGATATACAAAACTTATCAAGTCTAGTTTACAATCAGAAAGTTTCAAATGATGTATATGTAAATCCAAGATACCCTGTATTGTTATTCAAAGCAAATAATGGTAATCCTAATGATTATGACTTATCTATATTAGATCAGAATGCTGCAATACAAAGTTTAGGACTAGATAAAAAAGAATTTACAGATGATAAAAAACTTGACTGGAATGCTGTATTAGCAGCACTAGGAAGTTTTACAGAAGGTACTAGTACAATACATTTCCGTCAACCTAATGGTGAAGACATCACAGGAACATTTGCAATCAATCCTGTTGATAACTATATTCTCTTAGTAACAATTGATAAAGATTCTCCAGGATGGACAGAAAATACTTTACTTGTAAGTCCTCAATATCCTGACGGCAAGGGAACGTTTGATGCAATTGTAGATCCAACTACCTATAATCCTATTGCTAGATTAGGTACTATTCCAACAGGACATAGATTACTAATCTTAGAAGATGTAGCAGATAATGCTGATGGCTGGAAAAACAACGACAGCACTAATACATCTATCAAAGCAAACAGTGTTGCTGAATGGAATGGAGCAAGTTGGGCAGTGGTATTTGATCCGGCTACTGTCGAAAATTTTACATATCTCAGTAATATTACTACAGGAATACAGTATAAGTGGGATGGTATACAGTGGATTAAATCTTTCGAAGGCGAGTATGCACCAGGTTATTGGAGACTAGATCCTGAAGGTGCATAAGTAGTTTTATGCAAAAGAGAGTAGGACTATTATATCTATCTAGAGATTCGCACAGAATACTTCTTATTTTAGAAAACGAAAAATGGACCGTACCAACATTTTCACTTGAAAATAGTGTAATACAAGATAGTGAAGATTTACAACAAAAATTTTCTAGAGGTAAAATAATACCTATAGAATTGTATCTTTCAAAAGACAAAGGTTTTGAGTACGGAACGTATATTTGTCTTGTAAAAGAAGAATTTATTACTGAAGAAATACCAACATTTTGTTGGGCTGATTTAGGTTACCTGCCCAAGAATGTACACACTGGACTACGAAGTACATTAAATAATAGTCTTATACGTACAAAAATAGAAACTGTACTGGAGTTAGAAGATGCTGTCAATATATGAGTCTGAATCATTTCAAAATGATTATAACAATTACAAAAATAAAATTGAAAAAATTACAGATGAAAGTCTTAAAAATCAATTACAAAATTTTCTTAATAAGTTAGTTGCACATGTAAAAGCATTTGACAAAGAGCATTCTGAAATGATATATTCTAAAAGTATCAGATTAGGAAACGATCACAAAGACGGAATTGCTGAAGTAAGAAAAGTTATTGAGAGAAAACTTCGTGATTGGGATCAAATACAAAAAACTTAGATTGAACCAAAGTTCTTAACAATTATTGCTCCTACCATTGCACCATGTAATGAACACTGATATCTATAAGTACCACTAATAGCAGATGGTATTTTCCAATATAACGTACCGCTTTCCTTACCTTGTGCAGCAGAACCAACACTACATGTTCCGTTAGTTGCTACATGAATCAATCCAGTACTGTAGTTAACACCTGACGAATTTTGAATAAGGAACGGATGACTAGAATCCATAGCACTAAGATTAAATGCAATAGTAGTTCCGTTAATTCCATATATTGTAGGATTGTCAGTAGATCCGTATTGATCAAATCTATATGAAGATGTACCATTTGCAGTTACATCTAATCTAGTAATTGCTGGAAGATATAATTTATCTATTGTAAGTTGAGCAGTAATTGCATCTGACAATCCGCTAAACGCAGTAATAATTGTTCCCGGTCCAGTAAATGTTACAATGTCCGATGCAGCGTTAGTTGTAATAGTAATGCCGCTGGCGCCTGCAAAGGTTACTGTATCAGTTGTTGTGTCAGCCTCTACATCACTTTGCCCTGTAACAGAAATTGTACTAAATGCATTTTGATTTGCATCGCCACCACCTGCTGACGCAGAAGGCACCCAATTAGATCCGTTCCATTGTAAAACATCGTCTGATGATGCTCCTGATGTATCTACATCACTAAGTGCATTTATGCTTGAACTACCAGTTAGATATGTTCCTAAATCACTTATTTGACTTTCAGTAATACTTAATGCTGCTTGGTGCTGTGTTACACTTGACTCAGTAATATTTGTATTTGGTACATTTGCCCACGTAACTGCTGCTGTTAAGTCATTTGTTTCTGCAGATAGTGCACCAATACCTGCGGCAGTGGGAGGTGTAAATTTAAATTCTCCAGTACTATTGTTGTAACTAATTGCACCGTTACCACTAGCACTGTTCTCAACACCTACACTTAAAGCCGATAACGCTAAAATTGTAGGTTTGTTATTTAAATTATTGTAATTAAGATAGTATGATCCGTCTTGACCGTCAAGAGTATCTGCATCAGTACCACCGCCACCAGTAGTAGCATCAGTTCCTGGTGCCCACTTTGCTCCGTCCCATTTTAATACACTACCTGTACTTGGTGGTGATGTTGTTGTATCAACATCTGATAAAAAGTCTACACTAAATGTACTCATATTAACTGTTACAATATCTGAGTCTGTAGCAATAGCAGTTGCTATGTTAGTACCGCCTACTATATTAAGTGTATCATTTATACTTGCCGCTGCTGTTGAACCTTCATCAGCAGTTATAGTGCCAAATGCATTTCCGCCGCCGGCTGTACCATTAATCGTAATTGTATCGCCGCTAATTTCAGTAGTAATATTAGAACCACCAGTTACTGTTAAACTATCTGTAGGAATGTTAGCAATAGTAAATCCTGTATCAGCATTAAATCTTGTAAACACATTCGGGGCTGCTGCCGGAGAAGAAGTTACATTCCAAGTAGTACCATCATACTGCCAGGTAGTACTACCTTCTGTAAATGTTTCATTAAGTGCCGGTGTACCCGGAAAATTTATTGCCATGTTCCTGCCCTCTATTCCTTTGTTATAGCAAATGCATTTGCACTTGCATATCTACTATATATTATTTTTAAATCTTGTCCAAATGTACTTGTACTTATCTGATTATAGTCGGCATTTTGGCCTGTACTATACACAACACTTTTTGCATCTGCTAAAATTTTTGATTTTAATTGTGCCGGAGTAAGTGTTGAATCTGATTCTAGATGTAAACATAATAGTCCTGCAACTTGTGGTGCTGCCATAGATGTTCCGCTTATGCTCATTTGGTAAAAACTGCCATTGTCAAAATATGCTATCGGCGCAAACTTAGTGTTATTATATGGAGTACTACAAGCACTCATGATATCTGAACCTGGTGCCCATATATTACATCCTGGTCCTCTACTTGAAAAAATACTTGTTCTATCTTTTTCAGCACCGCTATCGTCTTGTGTAGTGCTATCTAAACTAGCAACCATGTATGCATTTGAGCTATACGGTGAACTGCCTCTATGATAAGTTGTTGTACTTCCCTGCCATAATACATCATTATCATAATCAGTACCGCCAGATGCTTCTATTTTGTTATAGTTATTACCTGCTGCAATTACTACATGTATTCCTGCTGATACCATATCTTCTATTTCAGCATCGACTGATGCTACTCTGACACTCAGTTTACATGCTGACGAAGCGCCTAAGGTTGTTCTATTTTCATTTACTCCAGTTGCTGCTTCTAACGCTGCTCGAGTACTATATTCAACACCATATGTCCAGGCTGTTCCCCTGTATGTTCCGCTTGTTGGATCTCCTGTCCTTGTAGTTCCGTATCCCCAACTCATGTTAACAACCGTGGGCCTATTGTTTGATTTATTATTGTGCCAAAGTCTAATTGTATCAAATGCGTTAGTGATACTAATGCCATCATTTGGATCTAATGTACCTTCTAGTCCACCTAATTTTTGAGCATATATTCTTGCATTTTTTGCCCAGCCAAATGTTTTACCTACGGAAATACCTGCACAATGAGTGCCGTGGCCGTCATAGTCTGTGTAAAAGTTTGAGTCTTGTGTTTCACCTACAATACCACTGTCAGCAAACCAATCAATTTCTTGCACTCGTGATGCAGACGGTTGTGCTACATAGCCAGATACTCCAGCATCATTATCTTGAAATATACGTTTTAGTATATTAAAATCTGGTTTACTAAGTACTGGTGCAAAGTATTTGTTAAACATGGCATAACCTAGTGGATTATTTGCTAACATACCTGCAGGTGTTTTTAAAGTATCATCCCATTCAGGACTAAGACTTTCTCCGTCCCAAAACTCACTCATATCCCACATTGACCAATTTACTAAGTAAGTATATTCTTTATATGCTACTACGGCTGCATCAGAATCTGTTGCCCAATCAGTAGCATAACCACTTGGATCATATAACCCTGCGTCAATTGCTTCTTTCATAGCAAGATGTAATTCTGTAGTCGTCCAAGAAAAACTTGGGTTACCATTTAATATCATCAGCAATGTTTCCATTGGAACTTGTGTTGCACTTCCTTCTACAGCCCCCGGAATACCAAAGTTGTGTATTGTATGGAACAAGTGTTCCATAATTTCTTCAATGTCTCTATCACTCTCACTAGGATCAGGACCGCTTGTGTTTTTATACCAAACCATATCATTAACTGCATGACTGTCTAAAAAATCTGTATATCCAGAGTACTGTGCCGCGCCAGCATCTGTCAACCAATTTGGTGTATATGATGCTCCGCCACCATAACCAATTCGTTGTGCTGTTGGAGTTCCTGCATGTGTTGTTCCTGCATCACCTTTAAGTGTTGCAATTAAATTTTTCTGTTGTGTAATATCAATGCTATCTCCGTTAGGATCAATTAATAACTTTACAGCCTGCGCTGTTTTCTTTACCCATTCATCTGGTACAGTTGTTTGTCCGCCGACCGCTCCTGCTGCTACAAGTTTTACACCCCTTACAGTTAAACTTCTGTCAAAAACTGCTCCATTGGTTGCATCACTTCCTAATGCACCACTAGCATATTCAGTTGTGTTAGGCATGTAAAACTCAGGATGGTCTGCTTGTATTCCGCTATCTTGTACAATAAAGTCTACACCTGTTCCGTCTAAAGCGTAAAGATGATCTCCTGATAATGTAGTTGCATCAGCAAACGTATTTGTTGCTTCATCGCATCTACGCAATCCCCAGTTTACCCAAGTTGCGTTATTTCCAGACTGTCTTTGAAAAGTTGCTGTTTGACTTGCATGAAGTCCTATACTAATATCATCTCTTTGATCTGGTGGAATCTCTACAGCAACAACTCTTTCGTCTTGTTCTAAAGTTTCTGCTTCTTCGTCTGTGAGCATCCAATGTGTCATACGCTTTGATCCAATTCTTGGATTGGCTACTGTAACAGCTCTATTAGGTATCTGTCCTGAACCTGTATCTGCGGCTACTTCAGCATCAAATGCTTCAAGATCAACATCGGCTTTTACAATTACTACGTATTCTTTTTCACTCATTATACTAAGCTCGCCCAGCCACCGTTTTCGTATACCTGTGCTTTGTTCAACGTAGTGTCATATATCATATCACCGTTTGCAGATGTTAATGCATTCTTTTCTGTTGTAGTAAAACTTGGTAATCTAAATGGAGCACCGGTAACTCTTACACCGTCTGTGGTTGTAAGTGTTATTGTACTTGCACTTGTTAAGTTAGTAACACCAAGTCCAGCAGTTAATGATGCACTTATGTTAGGAACAGTTAATGTATTAGTAGTACTGTTGTACGTAAAATCACTGTCGCCGGTAAATGCACCTGCATTATTAAATTGTACTTCAGTTGTACTGCCGCCTGGTGCACCTGTGTTTGCCGCCCAGGCATAATCTGAACCGTTCCAACTTAGTACATAACCACTTGTAGGGTTTGATTGATTTAGATGTGCATCAACATCTGTGTTTGCATATCCATCTGTGATACCATACCCTGCGAGTGTAGTTGGTTTAGTTGTTAATGAAGCAAACGCTCCATCAAACGCATCTGTGATACCATACCCTGCTATTGTAGTTGGTTTACTAGTAATTGCAGAGAAAGCAGGAATAGCATCTGTTATTCCATATCCTGCTATTGTAGTAGGCTTACCTGTTAAATCAGCAAAGGCTGTCGATGCCGACACATCGCCAAACGAGAAGTTACCAGCACCGTCTGTTTTCAGTGCCTGTCCGTTTGTTCCGTCTGCAATACCTAATCCTAATAGTGTTCCTGGAGCAGGAGCAGCAGGTTGTACCCATTGACTGCTATCAGTATCTTGTACATACACATATAGTTTTGCACTTGTGCTATTATACCAAATATCTCCTTGTGTAGGACTGCTAGGAGCAGTATCAGACACTGCAAGACTTGCGCCTCCGCCGCCGGCACCTGGCTCGGCTACAGTTACACTATTCCCCATACCACTATGATTTTTACACCATATATAAAGTGTTGATGGAGTGTTACTTGTAATTGTTATCTGTACAGAACGTGTAGTTGCAGTGGCAAACTTTGCCCAATATTGTGTTTTGTTTACAGTAACTCCATCTATTATATAAAGAACGTTATTAAGATATGCAGTACCGCTACCTAATTCGCCGTTAGCATCATCTGAACTAAAGTTTAAAGGATGTTGGTTTAATGTTGTTCCGTTACTGTTAGGAAAATATAAATTTGTTAAATCTGTTTGATCAAATACATATGTATAACCAACAACTAGTGTTAGTTCAGGATTTTCAACTCCGTTATAATAATATACATTTGCTGTATCTCCAGCATTTCTTGCAACTGTTGTACTAAAAGTAACTGTTGCAACACCTGAAGATGTAATTTGTTTTGCTACGTTTGTAGGTGTTAGAATATGTGTTCCGCCAATGTTGGAACCATCGAATATTCTAAGTGATTGATTATCCTTATCGAAGAAAATTTCACCTCGAGAGCCTGATTTTCTATCAAGATAATCTTCATCTCTAGGTACTATTCTTACGCCAGGAAAAATTGGAATTAGTGACATATTTTATATTCTCTCCGTTACCATAATATTTATCCATATGCGTCATTATTATTTTTTGTGGGTTACAGTAACTAGATAAATAATAAACTACACATATAATGGATAAAATGCATACACGTTTAGAAGGAAAAATTAAAAAAGGTTGGGGCTATGAATTAATATGGGCCACTAATGAAAAGTACTGTGGAAAAATTATGGTATTTGAAAAAGTAGGTGCTAAATTTAGCATGCATTTTCATAAAGAAAAAGAAGAAACATGGTTTGTAAATTCGGGTAAATTTTTGCTTAAATGGATTGATACTAAAGATGCAACGGTACACACAAAAGAATTAGTAGAAGGCGACAAATGGCATAATCCTCCTTTACAGCCACATCAACTAGAGGCACTTGAAGAAATGAGTGAGATATTTGAAGTAAGCACAGCCGACAGTGTCGAAGACAACTACAGAGTTTTTCCAGGTAGCAGTCAGCAGTCAGACAAAAAAATTATTGTAAATGGTAGTTTTGATATTATTCATAAAGGGCATATTGAATTATTAAACTATGCAAAATCATTAGGGGATCATTTGTTAGTTGCTATAGATAGTGATAATAGAATTAAACAATTAAAAGGTTCAGACAGACCTATTAATTCTTTAGATGAAAGACTAAACTTACTATCTAATCTAAAAGCAGTTGATGATATTTCTTATTTTGATTCAGAACAAGAACTAGTAGATATTATAAAAAAGTATAATCCTGATATAATGGTAAAAGGCAGTGATTATAAAAATCAAAGAATTGTTGGCAAGGAATATTGCAAAGCAATCGAATTCTATGAGATAAATGATGGTTATTCAACAACAAAAAAATTACAAGATATTATTAATCGGGGATAGTTGTACTGACGAGTACCATTATGGTAGTACCGATCGTATAAGTCCCGAAGCACCCGTTCCTGTATTTCAATATAAAAATACAAAAACAAATCCTGGCATGGCTGCTAATGTTAATGAAAACTTATTAGCATTTGGGTGCGATGTAGAGTTTGTTACCAACAAAGAACAAATAACTAAATCAAGATATATTGATTACAGATCAGGACAGCATTTAATAAGAGTTGACAAAGAAGACAAAGTCAAATCTTGCAACGTTGAATTTCATAATTTAGACTATGATGCTATAATAATAAGTGACTATAACAAAGGATTTGTAACTGAAGATTTAATTATAAGTCTACGTAGTAAATTTAAAGGACCTGTATTTGTTGATACTAAAAAACTTTATCTTGATAAATTTGAAGGCTGCATACTTAAAATAAACGATCTTGAATATAATCGTGCAAAAACCTTTTGTAGCGATTTAATAGTAACAAAAGGTAAACAAGGTGCTACATACAAAGGTAATACTTATAATGCACCTGTAGTTGAAGTTCACGATGTATGCGGTGCCGGTGATACATTTTTATCTGTGCTTGCATATTCATATTTAAACTGCAACAACATTGAACAGTCAATTATGCACGCTAACAATGCCGCTGCACTATCTGTACAGCATAGCGGAGTATACGTGCTTACAGAAGAGGATTTAAAACAAATATGATAATATTAGTTACAGGAGATACTGGGTTTATTGGAAGACATCTAATTGATAAACTAAAAACAGAACACGAAGTTCATGGCTATGATTATAATGAAAATCATAAACCTTGTATTGACGGATATGATTGGGTAATACATCTAGGAGCAATATCAGATACTACAGAAAGAGATGTTGACAAGATTATGTTACAAAACTATGAATTTTCTAAATGGATATTCAAAGAATGTAATTCTAAAGGTGTAAATTTTCAATATGCATCTAGTGCAAGTGTATATGGACCATATGAAAAGTTTGGAGAAGATGATCCTAAACAACCTCAGAGCCCTTATGCTTGGAGCAAGTATCTATTTGATAGATGGATATTGCAGCAAAAACATAACGTATGTGTACAGGGTATGAGATATTTTAATGTATACGGACCTAGAGAAGAACACAAGGGCACACAGGCAAGTCCTGTAACAAAGTTTACAAAACAAGCAAAGGAAGAAGGTGTTATTACTTTGTTTGAAAACAGTGACAAGTACCTAAGAGATTTTATCTTTGTAGGCGATGTGTGTGACATACATGAGCAAATGATGCTGCATGTTAAAAAGTCTGGCTTGTACAATATTGGTACAGGCTCTGCAACTAGTTTCCAAACAGTTGCAGAAATAATTGCAAAAAAATATAATGCAGATATAAAGTATATTCCAATGCCAGAGGAATTACAAGGGCAATATCAAGAATATACCTGTGCAGATATAACTAAGTTACTAAATATTTTTGATATACAGTTTAAAACTGTAAAAGAATATATTGAAGGTGTCTAAACAAAAGATGCTTTTATACCTGCAGACGATGTAATTTCTTTACATGCTGCATTTTCTATTTCAGGATCTGGTAAAGAACTAGCAAATGCCCACAAGTTATCAAACACCATAACTTTTCTTGCAAGGTTTTTGTAGGTAAATTTCTTTAACTTTTTTTCTGTTTCTTCTCCATACCCGGTACGAACTAATATAGGTGTTGCTCCTATTTTTTCTGCTGCTTTTAAATCTGTTAATTTATCTCCAACATAAAATCCGCCTTTAAATTTTAAGTTGCATTCAGATTCTGCTTTTTTAAACATACCAATATTTGGTTTAGCAAACATATCGTTCTTCTGGCTTGTATGACTATAGTAAATTCCATCTATGCTATCACAACCTGCTTCTCCTAGTAAATTAAGCATGTAATCATGTACAACAGCAACTTCTTCAGTAGTCATTATACCTTTACTAACTCCGGCTTGATTAGTTAGTACAACAATATTGTAACCTTTTTTTCTAAGAAGTGTTACCGCTTCTATACTATTTTCTATAGGTTTAAATTGCATAGGATGAGTAACATAAGTTCCAAGATCTTCGTTTATTGTTCCGTCTCTATCTAATCCTATAGTAATATTATTCATCTATTGATATATCCATGTTCCATGAAATAATTGTTTTTGTTTCTTCTGTATTATTAACAGGAGCTCTATGTATAACCCAACTAGGAAATGTAACTATATCTCCTTCGTGTACGTCAAATGTATGTGTATCTTTAGTTAACGGATTAATCCATTCTGTTTGTGCATCTTCTGGCAAGTTTACGTAATAAACATTTGTAAAGTTGTTACTGTGTGTATGCCATGCGTGCTTGCCGCCTTTTGCATATTGTTGAAACCAAATTTCAGTAATGCCAAATGTTTTATATCCCATTTCTTCACACCACTTATTAATGTGCGTAGAAAGAGAAGGATTTATTAGTTTCAACCACTCTCTATCTCCATCATATCTTGCAGTATTCCAATCACATTTAACAATATCACTGTCGGGTGCAGTCATATGTTCTGCATTTTCTTGTGCATGAATAGCATCTAGTACTTGCTGTTTTAGTTGATTGTGTTCCTTAAATGGTCTTACAGTAATAGGAAACGGAATAATATCATCCATTAGTATAAGTTACCTTTTCTTTTAACAATTATATTTGATGAAAACACAACTCTAGGTTCAGATGTTTGATTAAAATGTACATAGTGTTCTAAACAAGAAGGAAACATTAGTAATAATCCTTCTTTCATTTCAGGGTAGAAAGCATTAGGATAATCATTCATAGGATCTAATTCTAAATACTTTAAATGGTTTGATAAGTTAGGTGTCCTAAAAACAAATTGTCCTGCTTCTGGACTAGGCTGTTTTAAAATTACAACACAAGAAAACGCTGGCACGTTAGTTGTAATATGATCATGTAATTGTTGATGATCGTGTTGCTCATGTACGTTATACCAAGTCTCTATGTCTACACTATAAGGAAATTTAAACAAATATGAATCAATATAATCTTGTATATAAGGTGATGGTAGTAATGTATCATTCCATTTTTTAAAAAAATCTGAATCGTCCCAACGTTGAGATAGATTCTTAGAAATTTTACTAGCATTATTAGAACTTCCTGTATTACTTCCATCTAAAATTAACGGTAGGTAATAATCCTGTAAACTTTTAAGATCCTGTGGTTCTAATTCTTTTATACCAACTGGATATCCTTCAAGTGAAAGTTTTAACATGTTTCTAATATTTCCTTTGTCATTATACTAGTTTTAAATCCAGATGTTAAGTCAATACTTTCGCCTGTATTAAAAAAATTAATTATTTTACTTGCTAAAATTTTATGATTAACTTCAGAAAAATGATTAAATCTATTGTCACCGGTTTTTTCATGGTATGCTATAGAAGTTTTTTCATTGTCAAATTCTGATCCGGATGCTTCACACAAATTCCCTTCTATACCTTGAATATTGTGAAAGCCTGGTAAAATTAAGCACTTAATATTTTGTTCTCCATATAATTTTGTTCTAAGAGTTAATGCATCAAGTAGTGTATGATAATGCAAAATGAGGCGCCTTTCTGAATATAAATGTCGTTTATACATTTCTAATGCAGCATACTCTTGTTCAGTAATATCTACACCTGGAGTCATTTGTGTTGCCATATGAACAGCCATATATGGTTTATTTTCAAAGAACCATTCTCTATATAAATTAGTTAATTGTATTATAACACAGTCTCCTGATTTGAACAACAATTCTTTTTCACGTAATTGCTGATAAATGTAATCATTAGAGCAGCCTAAAATAGCATAGTTAGTATGAGGATCGTTACTTATAGCATCACTTACTATAGTTGTCCAACTTTTTTCTAAAGGTAGATATGTTACTTCAGTCTTATCTGGACCAAATACTTCGTCCATATGGTTCTGGGGGATTGAAAAACTATCTCCAAAAATATGCAACATTATACTGCGCCTGTTTCTAACAAGATATTAAAAGACATACTAATTCTATCTCCGTTAGTTTTGTTTTCATTAACACTGTGGTCTAAAAATCCTGGAAACAAAATTAGTCTACCTTGCTCAGGCGAAAAAGAATTTTCATGTGCAATAGAACTTCCAATAGGATTGCATTTTAACGCTTTCAGTGTATTTCTAAAAACAATATCTCCGTCATCTCCACTAGTTTTAAACCAATATACTCCACTAATATGGGCATTACCATGATCATGAATATGCGAGGAAAGTCCAGGCTTGTTTAAAGTTAACCATGAAGAAGTCATCGCTGCTTTGTAGGCAGGTTGGACATTCATTGCTGCCATATAATTTACACAGTGGTGCATAATAGTTTCACCAGTTGTTTTCATATTTTCTAATTGCAATAAATGCTCAAAAAAGTCGCCTTGGTTAGATAGATATTGTGAAGATGAACCCCAATTTGGATTTTGTCCCCAACTTCCTTCGTTATATAGTTTATCAACTATAGGCTGTAATTCGTTTTGCACATCTGTATATGCTTGGTTTTCTAATTTATAGGTATATAGAGGTGTTGGAAATAATTGAAAAATTTGTCCTTCGACATCCATAGTTACTGCCTTTCATTATGATCTATATTTACTAGCATTTTCGTTGCAGGAAAATAGATATAATTTATTCCTGAATTATAAAGAGTACGCATAGCATCGTCAATAGTTTCAACTAGTGGCTCGCCGCCTAAATTAAAACTAGTATTAAACAATGCAGGTACTCCTGTTTGGTTTTTAAATTCTTTAATCAAATTGTACCAATGTTTGTTTTGTTCTTTAGTAACTGTTTGTATTCTACATGTATCGTCTACGTGTATA